TCTTTTCGCGCTAGCGCTATCGGAACTAACGTGCCTTTGCCCTCTGCTTCCGCGCGCGCTGTGATCCACCAATGTTCCTTATCAACTGCATTAAATCTTTTCATACTTCTTTTCTCTGTGCGCCTCCGCGCCTGGAGTGTGAAACCCCTCCAGGGTTTCCACTCCCCTATATCATATGACTATGATATGGATATATGAGTAAGTTCGCCTATAGTTAGGTCCAAGTTCTACTATAGTTATGGGTAGAACTTACTATAGTTATGTCCAATATCGCCCATAGTAGCCTAAAATTTATCATATAAATTAAATGGTTTTTGTAGATCATCCAAGAGTTCTAACACCGCGTGTTTTCTAAACAAAGTCTTAATTTTATAATCTACATTACCTGTATTGGATTTAACCAGACTGGCTTTCACAACCGCCATTCTGTCAAATTCAATACCTTGTTCCTCACAAATGCGCTCGCAAGTTTCATTGTCCGCCAACCACATAGCGATAGCCCAACGCACGCTGTCTGTAATACTGCTTGCGCCTCTTATACTTTGTCTGTGGCTCATAGTGTCATCTGAGTCGTTAGACAGCGCACTTTTGTTAAGATGATGAACTGTAAGCGTTGTTACGCCCAACCTAGCGCTGATATTTGCGCAATAACTACCCCATAATTGACCAACCTCGTTAGAACTAGATACATTACCCGTGGTAAATGCCTGGAGCGGATCAAAGCACACTAGCTTTAAATTTGGTATGGCTTGCAGTTCATCAACCAGTTCTTGTGCTATGGGTGTAACGCCCTCTTCACGGAGTAAGATCATTGGCTCTTTTTGTTCTGGTACAGGAAACACATATACCTCATACTCTGATTTAAAGCGTTTACCTTTTGGATCTAACATATCTATTCTTCTATGGATCTCTGACATATCATCTTCTGCACAAAAAATAACTGTATTACCCCTTTGTTTAATGTCTTTACCCCACCAGCGCCCCCCGTTGCATATTGTCAATGCCAACTGTATGACACTTAATGATTTACCCACGCCACCCACGGCCGCCAGAATACCTGGTTTACCAAGTGGGATAAAAGAATCTACTAACCAAGCTACTGGTTCTGGCTTATCAACTAAGTTTCTTATGGCATAACGCTTGATACCAAGTTTATGATCTATAATCTCATTACTTACGCGCTCCAAACCATGTTTTAAATATAAATCATTGTAGTCGCCAACCTCACTAGGCAAACGCACGGCACAATTACTTATGGCAGTAGCACATTCTTGGGCCTTTTTATTACCAACTCCGCTTTCGTCATGGTCTAATGCTAGAATAAAACGAGTGCCTGTAGCTATACTTCTCAATTTAGTGGCCGCATCAAACAGGAAGTTTGCACTAAATACGCAAGCTACAGGCAAATTAGTAGCTTCATGGATTGTTGCAGATGTTGAATAGCCCTCTGCTAAGACTAACTTTTCACATTTTGATAAATCTTTAAATGTTGTACCAATTAAAAATACATTACCTTTGATTTCTGAGGCAGTTACAAACTTTTTTCTGCCCTTTTTATTAATATATTGTAGAGATCGTAGTTCGCCTAATGTAGAATATACGGGAACAATAAGATTGCCGTTTAATTGTTTCAACCCATAATTTTTAACCTTTTTATTTGTAAGATAATCATGCTTGCTAACGCTGTTACATATATCAAATCTCTGCTGTACCTCAACTGCAACTTCATTTTGTCGCAGTTTCCTTTGCTCGTTAGCTTTGCGCGTAGTTTCCTGCATTTGCTCGCGTAATGCCTGGCGGTCAACTGCGGGTAAAGAATTGGTATCTATAGAACTCCATTTACCCTCAAAACCATTACGCCAGTTTCCAAAGGTAGCAAAATAATGCTCACCTAATTGGTTTACAACATAATAACCAGACTTCTGACCGCCTGTATCTGGTTTTGTGCCGTTTGCTTTTACAGGTACGCGCACGATTTCGCCTGTTACTTGTAAATAGTCAACGCACAATCCATGCGATTGCATTTCGGAAACTAAATCATTTGTATTTTTGCCCTTGCTAAATCCTAAATCATTTAGTATTACTTTCTCTTTGAAGTATTTTGTTAGATCCATTTGCGGCTCTCTTGTCATCTAACTGGGCTTGTTCGTTGGCCCAATTTAAGTAATGTCTAACAATAGATGTAAAAACTTTTTTTCTATTTTCTCTTTGCCATTCGTGGAACGGCTTATGTTTCTCACTCTTTGTTAAACTTGTATAAGTTTCTTTTGTTTGCGCAATAGCGTATTCAACGCCCAGATCATTTAGCTGTGCTTTGTTTGGCAATCTCTCACCCTTACCAATCAACTTTAAATGTTCCATACTGCACGCTCCAAGCCAATATTCATTGTCTTTGTATAAAAATGGGCCAGCTGGTGCTTTGCAGTAAGCACACAGCGTTGGCCTTTCACGAGGATCAAAATGGTAGATCGTCATCATCAGATGCGCTTGATCCGACCGCATCTAAATCTTTTTGGGATGGTGACACCTGTATATCATCAGTATCATCTTTTGTTTTACTGACTGCTTGCCAGGTCTTACCAAAGTCATCATTTATTTCTAAATAACCATCCTTGCCTTTTCTAATTTCAGCTTCAACGCTTTTATTCATAAACGCAACAGATGTATCTTTTGGTGGTTCTTTCAGTCCCATAGCTTGCGCTAATAACAACAAAGACTTTACACCTCTGTCAACAACCTCTGGATTATCATGCGCAACTGTAAATGTATGGCTGATTTTCATACCATGTCCATCAACTTCAAAATACATCTTACAACCACGCCAATTATTTTTACCCTCAATCAGATCTTCATCTTCACCTACCCAGTTTAAAATATGTCTGCCAGGTTCAACACTTGATCTGCTTTCGGTATTGACATTAAAATTACTTAAATCCATTTTTTTTTCTCCTATATATTTACAAAATTATCATAAAACGATTCAGCTATATGAAACAAAATTTCATCCCTGTCGTCGTCCTCATGCAGTCCGTATCTATGTGAAACACATTGAACTTCTGCCTCTAAGTTACCCTTTGCATCATCTTCTTCAACTTGTGACATTAATTTATCAAAGGCATCTTCTTTACGCTGACTACTCATTTAATCATAACCTCCCTTATAGCTTTCCAGTCAAAAGGCATTTCTGGATCAAGTGAAAATCTGTTCTTAGCTTGAAAACCAGGTCCAGCCTCAGTAAATATTGTTCTGTCGCCTTGTTTCATTTTAGTGGTCATGTTGCCACCTTTACCTTTTACTTGGATAGTTCCTATCTTGTAGTTAGCAAACAATACACAGTCGCTATGTTCTATTACAAGATCGGCAGCTTTTCTGTGTAGTTTTATTTGGTGGCGGTCATGCGGCTCGTTACTTGGATCTTCATATCTTCGTATCTCGTTATGCGCTATTTGTAAGATAGTAAAACCTTTTTTACGCAACTGATTAATAAGACCTAAATAATCTTTCCATGTTTCTAAAGCAACTGCATATCCCTTACCATACGCAGGACTGCTTATCTCTGGCCAACCATTTTGTTGACATACATGCTCTTGCAATAAAGTTTCTAGCCAATCTAAACTATCTATGACAACAGTTTTAAACTCGCTTTTTTCTTCTATTAATGATTTTAGATTACCCTCAAACTCCTCATAGTTTTGTGCTACTGGAAAGTGAGGACATTCTATTTTGCCTATACCATCTTCTGTCTGCACAATGATAGGTTTGTTCATTGATGCACCAAAAGATGTTTTACCGATACCACCTGGACCATATAAAGTTATGATAGGTGGCTTTAATCTTGCTTTGGTTCTTATATTAGCTAACGACATTTGTTTCCTCTTTGTTATCAGCTTCTAATATAGTTTTCATTCGCACTTCATATTGTGCAAGAATAATCATCAGATCATCCCTATTGTTGTCAACCATAGCTAATGCTTGTTGTTTTTCTTGCCAACGCGCAAACAAAACCTTTGCTTCATCTGGCATAGTATCAGCATCATACGCTGGTCCATCACCAAACTGTATGGTATTTTTTGGCGCATCTTGCTGTGTATTATCTTTTTTAGACATTTACATTCTCCCTTTTATTTAAGTTATAAGTATCACATATACTTCTAGCATTACACCAGCGACAACCAGCTTCACTATAGTTATATGTGGGTATTTCTTCAAAACACGCCTCTGCGGCTGGCTTTAAAGTTTCATAACCCCATTCAACCAAGTTAACGGCTGATATGTAGTATGATCGGATTTGACCATCTTTGTGCCAACCCCTTGGCTGCACAATAGTCATTTGAACTTCTGTATCTTCGTTACCATAACGAGATAATGCACCTAAAGCATAGATGCGTAACTGTGGGTTATCTGGTTCTACGGCCCATTTACCAGACTTTAAATCAACGATTTCTAAATGATTTTTACTTAATAATATAGCATCAGCTGTACCCCATAGATCGCTATGTATTTCTGGCATCCTCACCTTTTCTTCTATAAGCGGTCTTGCTATATCAAGATCGTGCATGCGCTTGTCAATGTATTCTACATAAACCTTTGCACAATCAATCATGTCTTGATCTACTGTAATATCAAAATCTTCAACATGATGTGTACTACCAAGATAGTATTCTTCAAGTGTCAAATTCTGTAATCTCCCTTTTAATAATGTTTCAACCATTTCGTGTATCAATGTACCTGTTGCGGCTGGCACGCCCACCTTATACTCTACATTCTGCGCAAGTTTTGGCATCCCTGGACAGGACATCCAAATCTTTGCTGCACTAGGACTCAGTAATGCGTGTGCCATCTACGGATCTATAAGATTCTTCTTCCATTCTAACAACATCTTTTAGATCATATCTGATCTTACCACCTATTTTAAAATAGTTAGGTCCTTGCCCTCTATGTCGTCTATTGTCTATAGATTTTTTTGTAACGCCCCAGCGTTCAGCTAGCTCGCCTGCATCTATAGTGTTGGAAATGTCAAAATTAATTTTGTCATCAGATTCAAATATTTCCATAATTTTCCCTTTTTTTATATATAAGTGTTAATATAGCATAATATTACTAAAAGTGGAGAAAAAATGAAAAAAAATATTACTGAAGAATGGGATCAATCAATAGACATGCTTGCTACAAACAACCAAGTAGATGGCGATCATTATAAACAGCATAGCATACAGCCAATAGAATATATATACGCCAATAAACTTAGTTACAACTTAGGTAGCACACTTAAATATATAACCAGAAATAAAGGCGGTAAAGAAGATAGGATTAAGGATCTTATGAAAGCCAAACATTTTATAGACTTGGAACTAGAAATGGTTTACGGCGTAGATCAACAAGGCGAAAACTTAGGTAAGTATAGTATAGAAGTAACTATTGGTTAGTCTTGTAGCGCTTTAATAGTTTCTGCTATCTCTTTATCAAGTATTTCTGGGTATTGTACTTGTAATAGTTTTCTAGCGTTGGCTTGATTTTTTCTAAATACTTCAGATATAGCATCTTGTTTTGCTGAGTTGGTAAGTTTTTCATATCCAGGTGAGGTTATAAGTCTAGCTAAAATTTGTTTTGTTTGTAGTCTTTGTTGATTTGCTAACAAAGTTTCATATTGTTCTGCGTTTAGTTTTACATTACCAATAGTCCTTTTAGGAAAAGGTGGCGTGTAACCAAGATTGACAAACTCATTAAATACAACATCATCTGTAACTGTTGACACTCTTACAGGCGAATACCTACCACCCAACGGATCAAATGTTGGTGTAAATGTTCTTATTTCACCAAACACATTTCTTTTTGCAGGTAAATCTGCTGATGTACGAGCGCCAGTAGTACCAACAATCTCTGGAAATCTATTTACAAAACCATCACCAAAAGACTGCACATCCCTTATAACAGGATCATCTGCTTTTCTTTCGTAGTATGTAAATGTAGGCACAAAACTAGAAACGAATCTTTGTATTGTAGCTTCCCCATACCTATCTGGATCATTTAACATTTCAATAGTATCACTTAGACCAGTTAAAAAAGTTTTGTTTGTTATGTTTTCTGAGAATGATGCAGCCAACATAGACATTAGCTTGCCAAGTTCTACATTTTCTTCAGCTGTTAGTTGCCTATCAACATACTTACCAATGTCAGACATATCTGCGGTTATACCAAAAAGAATACCAACAGGTTCAAACCTATTATAACTATAATATTTATCACCAATTCTAAGTGAATATGGTTGCCAGCCTGTTTCCATCAAAATTGATTTTTCTCTGCTGTCAGTAGGACCACGACCAGTTATAAGGCCAGAGTTTGCATAATACAATACAGAACTACCAATGGCAGCACCGACAGCTAATTTTGCTCTTTGCAAGTCTGCTATTTCACCGCCTTGTTGTATGGCTCTTTTATACCTTTCACCTAATAATCCAGCAGGCGTACGCTCAAAAGCGTAGTTTACTATGTTCACTGGTGTTCTAATAAATGGTGTAATAAATCTTAGTGCTGGGTATCTTTGCACAATTTTTTGGAAAGATTGACCAGCAGTACCCAATGGATTTGTAAAGGTTTGGTATCTGCCAGCATCTATTGCGTCTATGTGAACATCTGGCGCTAGTTCTTCTGGGTTACGCATTATTTCGTAAGCCCTTTTTAATCCTTTCTTTTCTTTTTGTGATTGTCTAAATGCTCTGCCCCACAACTCTTGTCTATAACCAATAGATTTAAAAAACGCATCTTCTGCAACTAACGCCGTGCCAGGAAGTCTTACTATTTTACCAGCGATACCTGGTATTGTTTCTTGTCTATTAAGTTCTAGTTTAGTTAGTGGATCTACTGCTTCACCAGTAACTAAAGCCCTACCAGCCGCGCGCAGGCCGTCTATCGTTCCATATAAAGTACCCAATACTCTTGCTCCGGCCTCTCCAAATGTAACAACATTATCACCGCCACGCACCTTGCCTATGGCTGCTGCTGTAATATATTCTATTGGTGTCAAGCCAGCAACTAGTGTGTTTGAAAGCGTGTTGACAATGTGAGTTGATGGTGAAGATAGCAAAGCATTGATCCAAAACTCTTGTATATAATCTAAAAACTTTGGTTTGTATTGATCTCTGGTAAACTTTGCTAACGCAGCTGGATCATCTAACAAACTCATTTTGTTTGCTATATCTTTTATTACATCATCACCGCCTTTAAGAGCAACAAATTCTTTAATTAACTTATCTCTTTCTTTCGGACTTTTGCCAGATGCAGGTCCAACACTCTCTCTAAAAGATCGTAAGGCTCTACCAGCTTCAGCGGTAATACCAGCTATTTGTTCTTGTATTGCAGCTGCACGGGCCATAGCAACCTGAAAATTAATCAGATCAACCTGTGATGCGTTTACATCCTTTGCAATTTTTGCAAGAGTGTATGCTTCTGATATTGCTTCATCAAACAATATTCTGGCCGCATAAGCCTGTTCTGAATTAAAAGCCTGGCCAACTTTTCTTTTAAATAAAGTTGCATCTGATAAGCCTAAATCTCTAGCTAATGCTTCTAAGTTTTCGCCCTTGCTACCAAATTTGACAACACCTCTTCTAGCATCTAAAAAACTGTCGTTATCTGTAGCGATTTTGTTTATAACATCTTTGATTTCATCTGGCTCATTTATTTTTGTAAGATTTATATTGCCAGCAAATTTATCTTCGCCTATGTTTTCTATTGATCTGTCTGGTCTAGTGCTAAAACCAATATCTTTAGATGTAAACGATTCTGGAACATCATCTATAGTATTTCTGGGTGGTATGACATCAAGATCGTCTAATGTTATTGATCTGCTTTTTTCGATAGCAAGCATTTCTTGATATATCTCGTCAGTTTGTTGTTTTGATATATCTAGTTTTTCTTGTTGATCTACGACACTAGCTATAGCATTATCTCTTTGATTTATTTCTTTTAATACTTTACTTAGTTGATCTTCTGTAAGACCTTGTGGATTTATTTTTTCAACATCTAGCGTTTCTAAAATGTTATCTATTTCTCTTTGTTTTTCATAATATCTAAGCATTTCAGGTTCAAACTGTGGCATAGCTGTGTTTTTTTCTAAGGCTTCAAACAAATCGTTTTTAAATAATTCTCCTGGTCTGCCCTCGGTTTCTCTTGAACCTTTACCAGTACCTTGAAAAAAATTGTAGTCAGCATCAAGTTCTTTTAATAAATCATCAGCAACACTTGACCTTGGAATACCAGTAGCAGGGTTTACGGGTGCATTAGGCGCTGTGTAAGCTAATGGAAAGTTTGACATATCATAACCAAGCGCTGATGCTATTTCTTCAAAATCAGGATCGTTTCTTGGAACTCTGCCTTTAAGCAAACTTCTTATAGTTAAAACTTCTGGCCTCTGTCTTGGATCTGGGTTTCTCAAACTAGGCGGTAGCATTTTATTTTTTGGCGTAGGTTGTTCTATTGCTGTACCAAGAGGCGTACCCTCTGCAATAATTTCTTGTGGCGTGTCTTGTACCACTAAAGGTTCTTGCGTTTTTTGTGTTTCTTGTATTTGTTCTACTACATCATTTTCTTTTTTAGCTGCTCTTAGTTTGCCAATACTACGCAAAGCAGCATCAACAGGAACACCTAGCGCTGCACCCTCTAGCGCCATTTTAAATCTTGCTTCAGCAGCTTTATCATTTGTATCTGCTTGTAAATATTCTGTTACAGGGTTTGGCAACTTTGATTGTATAAGATTTGATATTCTTTGCTCGTAAGGACTAAAAGCAAACTGTTCAGCAATAGCACCTACAGCAGCACCTTTTGCAATTTTTTGTTTTGTTGTTGTAGCCTTTATACCAGATGCCAGATTACCTACTTTTGTAAACGCAGGAACAAAGGTAGCAACATCACGCGCAAAAGGACCTCCAAAATATGTTGCCTCTGGAACTGTTGGTAATTTAATTCTTGCATCACCAACATCTTTTACAAATCTAATACCTTTTTCTATTTCAGGCGTATTTGGATCATCACCAAAAAGCACGCCTGGACCACTTGGCCCAATATCTTGTGCTAAATCTATTGTAGCTTGTGCAACATCCCTTGCTGCACCGCCTAAAGTTCTAAATAAATTTGTTGCAAAACCTACTTTTTCTTTTTTTTCAAAAGGACTAGGTTGTATTGATGGTGTATCGCCAAAAGGATTTTGTTGTAAAGGCGAATCTCCAAATGGATTTTTTGCCATTACTCACCCTTTTTATATCTTATGCCGTTAGTAATATATTCTTCTCCATCTGCTAAAGCATCATACTCTGCTTGTGTTGTGATTGTTTTTATAGCGCCAGCATCAGGTTGTGGTTGTGGTATCTGTGATATTGATTCTGCACCTATACTTTCTATACCTCTTGTTAGAGGATCAGCTTTTCTTAACACTTGCAATACTAATTCATCCTCTTTTGTTAGTTGATAACCAGGTATTGTTCTAATCTTATTTAAAATTTCAGCCGCATATTCGCTTTGTGTTTTTGGTTTTGTGTCTAATGTTTTTACAGCTAAATTAATACCCTGTTCTGAATCCATAATATTTACAAGAGATTTAAAAGTATCTGGTATTAGATCAAGATTGTTTTCTTTCCAAGTTTTCCAGGCTTCTTCTTGTTGATTTTTTTTCTCTTTGCTCTCTTTCATTTCTTTAAGCTGTATAGCTTTTGCCACAAAATCTTTGTCGCCACGAAGCGCGCCACCTAAAGCAAATAACATAGTTCCTAAACCGCTTTTATCTTTTTGTTGTGTCATAGCCATTTTTTATCCTGGTAAAAGAGTTAATCCATAAAGCTGAGCAGCAGTTCCTAACACATCGCCAAGGCCAGTTTTTTGTCTGCCAGTTGTAGTAGTGCTAACAAGCGGTGTTCCCATACCACCTTGCAATAAACCAAGTTGTTGCGGTCCATATCCAAGCGCTCTTTGGAACTCGCCTCTTGAAGCATCTATACCTCTTTGTTGTAGCGCCTGCTGTTGCGCGCCTATACCACTTAACAAGCCAAGGTTTTGTAGTTGTGATCCTTGTAAACCACCAAGCAAACCAGCTTGTTGCTGTCTTGCTTGCATTTGTAATTGTGGTAGTGATAATGCAGCCCTGCCAGCAATATCTAAACCACCTAATTGTCTTTGTTGTTGTAGTTGTGCTTGTTGTAAAGCTCTTTGCTGTTCTTGACCAGCGCCAAATACGCCTAGTTGTTGCTGTCTTGCTAAATCAGATTGTGCTGCTCTTTGCGCTTGCTCAAAACCAGCTTGTCGTAAGTTTGCTGCTGTTCTTGCTTGTGCATCTATAAATGGTCTTTGTGATTCTGATTCTAACAATGCAGATCGTGAGCCACCAAACGCGCCCGCTCTAATTGCTCTATCCTGCGCGCCACCACGCGCTATGTCTGCCTGCCTTTGTATATCGCCTAGCGCTTGATCTATTACTTGTTGTTGAAACGGCGATTGATATGCTCCTATGTCTGCACCTAACAAACCTTGGAACTGTGGAGTTTGTGTAGCTTGTATAGTTGGTGCTTGAAAACCAGTAACAGGTTGTATGGTAGGTCTAAAATCTTCTTGTGCTAATCCTTGTAGGGCTTGCGTAGGATCAAACGCCATACCAGATTCAACCAATCCTCTAGTAGCCTGAAACTGCTGTAGTTGATCTGGATTAAACCCAGCGACCATTGGGCCTGTATAGGGTATAAATGGCTGCTGAGAGAGTCCTCTGGCTCTGCCAAATAGTTCTTTGAATTGTTGTTCTTGAAAAGCTGGTAAACTAGCTTCCTGAACTGTTGTGGTTTTTCCTTTGCTCATAAGTCTTTTCTAATTAAATATTCTGTTTCAAATCCAAGATGTTTTATTTTTCTAATCCATCCTTTTCTTCCGCCACCATAAAGTCTTTTTATACCTGCCGCCTTTGCAAATGCTTCTATTGACGGCAACATTTCCTCTAGTTCTTTATAGTTACCACCACAAAACAAAAGGTTTAACGCTTTTACTTGTGGATATAGTACAAACTCTGTTATATAAGCAGACCTTTTGCCTGGCCATAAGTGGAATATTCCTGTTCTTATTTTATCTTCTATATCGTCTATTGTATAGGAATCTTGATACTTTACTGCTTTTTCAATATATGGCTTACATCTAGCCCATTCTTGTTCCCAAGGCTGTTGATCCTGTGTTTTAAGTTCTACTACTTTGTTAGTCGCCTTTTGCATACTCAATTAAACTTGCTGTGACATACAATTTGTTAGCATCAGCGGCGGTTACTTTTAGTATCTCGCCTGCTTTTACCACCAAACTTTTTGATAAAAGTTCTGCGGTGGTATCAGCTGCAATTACATGTTCGTTATACAAACTAAATACATTACTTGATGTATCAGTCAAAGTTAAAATGATATTGGTTTGTCCAGATGTATTGTTGTTGACCAATATAGACTCAACAATAGTAAAATCAAATGCAGTACCAGTAGGTGATGTGTAAAGTGTAGTAACGCTGTTAGTTGTAAGATATACCTTTGCGTTGTCAGCCTTTTGTAAATACTGTCGTTGTGAGGATAAATCCATTATCTTCTGCCTCTGTTACGCAAGTTTAGTCTTATATTACCTACTTGAAAATCTTGCGTTGTACCGCCTGTTACTGTCATTTGCACTTGTCTTGCAGTAAACCTAGCGTCTGTATAACCATCTGTTTCAAATGTAAAACTACCAAAATCTGTTTCTGTGCCAAGTGGCGTAAACTTACCTTTAAAACTAATTGTTACGCCTGGCAAAGTATTAGCTTCTTCATCTGGTATTATTTGATTGCATTGAACATAGTTGTCGCCGTTACCTAATTCTATTGGTCCAGTCGTGCAAAATGGAACGCTTGTACCTAAATTTGGTGATGCGTTTAATGTAGTAGATTCGTGTTGATATATAAAACCGCTTGAATCACCAGCAATAGGAAAGTCAAACACACCTTGGTCTATCCAACATCCTCTGTCTAAAGAACCTATGGCCCATGTGTTT